GAAGTTTATTTAATGAATCAGAATGTTCGTACAACCGATAACGTAACATTCAATCAGGTAACTGCAAACTTAATAGGAAACGCAACTACATCAACAACGGCAACCTTTATAAATGTACAGGATACAAGAGCAACTGCTAGTACACCACAAACTCAAAACGCAAACCAGGGTGTTAGATTTGATTTCAAACAAAACTCAACAAATGGTTTAAGTGATGGTGGTACTTACAATGGTGTAATGTATTTCCGTAAATATGGTTCATCAACCGATTGGAGTGGTGGTGGTGCAAACGAATTAGGATTTACCGATAATGGTAATATGTGGTTGAGATATGGTAGTTCTACTACATGGGGAGCATGGAAACGTATAATGGATACAACATCATACGCTTTCGCAGCTAATATGGACCAAAACGTTAGAACAACTGATATTGTAAGATTTAGTCAAATAGGTTTAGGTGGTGTAACTCCTGATACTAGATTAAGTGCAAATGGAGATATTCATGTAAGTGGATACATTTATCAGGGTGGAACGGCTGGTTCAGTTGGAAGTTGGGGTTCAAGAACAATTGTAAGTAGTGGAGACTATTTTGTTGATGCTCGTTCATTCCGTTTTGATAATGATGGATATGGGTCAAGCTGGTCTTTAGTTATTAATAGTAGTGGTAATGTTATCGCTAGTGTTGATATGAGAGCACCAATATTTTATGATTCAGATAATACATCTTTTTATGGTAATTTTGCATCAACTTCTATTTTTAATAAATTACAACTTTATAGTGGCACTGCTAGTGGAGCAACTTCTTACGATGGTAATTCATTATTACAAATTGAATCATCTGGAAATCAATATATAGAATTTAGAACAACAAGTGCTTCTTCTGGATTTATGCAAGGTTTGTTGTTTACTGATAATGGTAGAAATGGATTTATTGGATTTAAAGAATACACTGGAGCTGTGGCAAACACATTCGGTGAATCAATGCACTTTTCAATAACAGACTATTCATCATCTGATGCTGGTAGTGGTTTTTGGTGGGGTACATCATCAAATAATTTAAATGGTGTTACATCTCCGTTAATGTTTTTAAGAAGTAACGGTCTTTTAGGAATCGGAACTTATGACTTTTCATATACTGCATCTGATAATAGTGCAGCTGCTGGTAGTATAACAAATAATAGAGTATTTGTAAATGGTTCGATACAATTATTAGGAAACAATGATGCAATTGTATTTGGTAGAGGTACTTCAACCTTCCTTAAAGATGAAGAATTAGGATTTGGCTGGGGTGGTGGCTGGTATATGGTTGATGGTACTTGGATTCGTTCTAGAGGTTCTAAGAATGTTTATGTTGATGCCTATGTTAGAGCACAAGGTTCATTTAGAGTAGGTTCTGAATATTCAATATGGGCACCTTATGGTACATATAGTGCTTACATAAGTAGAATTGCATATTTCTCATTTGATTGGAACGCATCTTATGATTCATATTCTAATCATGGTATAGCATCAACTGATTTAAATGGTAGTTTTAGTGATTCAATGAGTATTAACTCATTCAATGATATTATTTTAAGAGTAGATTCAAACGATAACAATAATAATTCGTATGTTCGCTTTATGGATAATACCACTGGAAATAACCAATTCGCATATATTGGTAGAGAAAGTGGTTCTCCGATTGCATATTTTGCTGGGTCTGTTTATGGTAGTATATTCTATGATTCTAATGATAGTGGATATTACATAGACCCTAACTCAACAGGAATGACCGCCCTAAGAATGAGAGGTGGTGCATTATTTGGGCCGAACAACACTTGGGGAGCATATCTTTTAGTTGGTGGTGATGGTAGAAACGGATATATTGATAGTTCCTTTGCATCAGTAGCAACAACAAATGGTAATTTACATTTGGATGCTGGTAGCGGATACGCTACTTACATAAACTATTATGATGGTAGTGTAATATACTTTGGTGCTGGTACTAATAGTAATTGGGGTGAATTTAGTAGTGGTATTTTTTACGCATACAATCAGATGCGTTCACCAATAATGTATGATTATAACGATACTGGATATTATGTAGACCCTAACGCTACCACAAACATTCGTTATCTAAAAGTTAATACAACAGGTACATCATCCGCAACAAGAGCACTTACAATTAAGCAAGATGGTTTTGGTGAATACAACTATGGTTCATACCCTGGAGCATGGACATCAGCATTACAAATCCAAAACAATGATAATACCAAAATGATTTGGATATCACCATTGGATAGTGGAAACTGGGCAAACTTTAGAGTAAATGGTTCAACTGCTGGATTACACTTTAATATGGGTGGTTCTATTAATAATAGTGGTACTACAACTTGGGAAATTTATAGTTCTTATGTTTATAGTGGATATCCTATATATGGTACTATCTTCTATGATGCAAATGATTCAGCATATTATGTTGACCCTAGAAGTACATCTAGAATTGGTGGTATTCAAATAACCCCACCTAATGATTCTTCACAAGGTATTTACTTTAGAGGTGTTACTGGTGATGCGGTAGGTTCTTATAATCACACTGCATTAATTGAAAGATTATGGAGAAACACCGATGAATCTGAATTATTGATATTCAAAGGTAATGATCCTGATACATCGACTATACATGATAGAATTAGAATTGCCTCAAGTGGTAGAATATTATTCCACTCAACAGCAACATATCAAAATGTTGATGATTATATATCAGCAGCTGGTACTGGTAATATTGAAGGTAGTGGATATTTTTATGGCTCTGAATTACATGTACCTGGAGCAATACAAACTCCGATAGTATATGATAGAAATAACTCTGGATACTTTGTAGACCCAGCCGGCCGTTCTCGTTTAGCATCAATGGATTATGGTAATGGTAGTTACTATTTAGCAGGTGGTTCTTGGGGTTATAGACACAATACCCCTTATGGATATATTGAATTTGGACCAGCTAACTCTGGACATGCTCACATTTATACTGATAGAAGTAACTTCTATTTCAACGTAAATGAAATGTACCTTAATGGGTATAGAGTAGCAATGTACAACTATTGGGTTGGTAATTTATATTTAGGAACTGGTGGTGATTTTTATGCAACTATCTTCTATGATTCAAATAATAGTGGATATTATTGTGACCCTGCTTCTACAAACCGATTAAACTTTGTAAACGCTAATAACATTTACATCAACGCTGGTCACATGTTATATAGTGATAGTGGTGGTTGGACAGGTGAATACAACAAAATACAATGGCATAGTTCCCACATGTATTTCCAAAAAATGCAAGAGGGATATTGGATATTCAGAAGACCTTCTGGTTCAGAACCACATCAGTTTGCAGTAGATGGTAACCATTACACTGCTTATTTAGGTTGGTTATCTAACTGGGCTAACCAAAACGTAAGAAGTGATGCTTCTCCAACTTTCTATGATTTATATGTAAACGGATGGTTTAGAAATAATACAAACGGACACGGACTTTATAACCAAAATAGAGGAATGCACTGGTACACCAATAATGGATATTGGAAATCAGCTGGTGGTGGATATGGATATGGTGGTGTTGTTATGTACAATAACTACGAATCTGATTTAAGAGGATACTCTGGATATTGGGATGGTAGTGGATTTGGTATGTTGAATAGTTCTGGTAACTGGCAGATTCGTATTGAATATGGTAACGCTCACATGGAGTTGTATCGTATTACATATATGAACGATGCTAGAGCATACATATACTATGATAGAAATGATACCGGTTACTATATGGACCCGAATGCTCGTTCTCAATGGTTGGGATTAGAAGATAGGGGTAAAGGTAACATATCACTTACAGGTAAATCAAACTGGAGAAGACCACAAGATATTACTGGAGATAGAAACTATTGGACAGGTGCAATGGGTTGGGGTACTACGGACTTCAACTGGGTAATGGATTGGGGTGGTGGTGATATTGATACTTGGTCAAACCCGGCTAACCAACCTCCTGGCACTTCGCATTGGGTGGGTGTTCAATCATATCACTATGTAAACTCTTATAATAGTGGATATGGATGGCAATTAGTTGGTGGACCTGTTGATAGATTATGGTTTAGAAACTCTTGGTCTGGTAATACTGGTTGGAAAGCACAAATTGACTCTAACAACAGAGCAGAATATTGTTTACCAACATACGATTTTACTACAACATCAAGATTATACTTCTTATACAATAGAGGATATTATGCTACACAAACCGATTCGGCAATGTGTCAACCATACTCTACTGGTAATAACGGAGCATTCATGTCATTCCATAAATCTGGATACTACGCTATTAACTTAGGTTTAGATGGTGATAACCTTATACGTTGGGGTGGTTGGTCTTCAAGATGGCAGAGATATTATTTGAATGATGATACATTGGGTACTCCTTATGTACTTCGTTCAAACTTTGATAACTATGGTGGTGGTGGTGTTTGGGTATCTGATGATGGTGACCTGTGTGATTTGAACGATGGTTACTTAGCATTAAGAGCTTCTTATGGTTTAAGAATACATAGTGGTAATAGAGGTGGTGGACCTAACATCAACTTAAGATATGATGGTGTAATTATTGCATCAAACAATATCATTGCGTTTGGTTCACCTTCGGATAGACGATTAAAAGATAATGTAAAACCTTTAGAAAATTCATTAGAAAAAGTAATGAAAATGAGAGGGGTTGAGTTTGATTGGAGAGAAGGTACTGATGAATATGAAACTACAAATCTAAGACATGATATTGGTTTTATAGCACAAGAAGTTGAAGATATAGTTCCTGATTTAGTTAGAGCAGATGAAAATGGATACTTAGCACTTAGAGATAGAGGTATTCCAGCATTATTATTAGAAGCTATTAAAGAATTGAAAAATGAATTAGATGAAACTAAAAAAGAATTAAAAGAATTAAAAGAAAAAATGAGTTTTGAATAAAAACTATATATTTATATATATAAAACGGAATAATTATGGCAATTAAAATAGCAGCATCAATTGGAACATCCCAAGGTATAACCGATGGGGCTTATGTTAGAATCTATCGTTATGTGGTAGATAGAAACAAAGGTGCATTGGAATTATATGTGAGTATTTTTAAAGATGAAGAAACAGCACGATTATTAGAAACAAACATTTCTAATCGTATGGGTGCACCGATTCAAGAAAGATTTCTTGCAAAAGTAGATGCAATACCACATTGGCATTCAATAGAAATGGCTAGAATTGAAGAAGAAATTATAGATGGTAGAGTTTATCAAAAGAAAGTTCCTGATTTTAGTTCATTAGAAGGGGATAATATATTTGCAAAAGCATATCCTTTGTTAAAAGCAAAGATAGCGGAAGATTTAATCGAAAGAAATGTAATCCAATCAGCAACAGTATTACAAGACGTATAAAACAAAATAAAATGACAACACATATAGAAGATAAAATTATATTTGGAAAAACAATCAATACTATTTTTACAAATTTACTAAGATATGATTTAGAATACGATGATTGTGTACTTAGATATGAATTAAAGTATCGAAATCCTAATAGAGAATCAGTAGCAATTCCAGATGTTGTTATAACAAATGGAGAATGGAAAGTTCCTGAAACGGTATTAAATGCATGGAGTGGTAGTAATTATTTTTTAGCAGAAAAATTATGCGAAGATTTTAATTTTACAGTAATAAGGCATGATAATAGTTAATTTATAATTTAATATATTTATACTAAACAATAACAAAAATGGCAATTAATTATACTTGGAAAATAACATCCTTAAAAAAAGCAAATAGTAACAATTTAGAAAATGTTATTATTGGAACAAGATGGGAATGTATTGGTACAGATGATTCCGATGGAGTATCTGGTACATTTGTGGGAGCAACCCCATTTTCATTAAATTCGGTAAACCCTGATAACTTTGTAGAGTATTCATCTTTGACCGAAACTGAAGTTTTGGGTTGGATTAAAAATCACGTTAGTGGTTCTACACCAACAAACTATTGGCCTCATATTAGTGAGAGAATCGAAAAAGCAATTGAAGCTAGTAGAGGAGTTGTTCAAGATGTAAACGAAATAGATTTACCTTGGTCACCTGTTTCTGGTTCTAATTCTGGTTCAATAGCACAATAATAATATAAAAAATGGTATAGTTTAAATATCCAAAGCATTATATTATGTTTTGGATATTTTCTTTATATTTATATCTGTATTTCACAACTAGCAAATACAAACTTAAAACACAAATTGGAGAAATAAAATGGCAGAAAGAATCGTATCACCTGGCGTATTCACAAGAGAAAATGACCTATCCTTCTTAGCGCAAGGAATTGGTGAAATTGGAGCAGCATTCATAGGACCTTTTAAGCAAGGACCTGTATTCGTTCCAACCATTGTGAGAACACAATCAGAATTCGAAAGTATATTCGGAACACCTGATGGAACTTATTATACTGAATATGCAGTACAAAACTATTTAAGAGAAGCTGGAGTAGCAACAATCGTAAGAGTTGGTGGAGTTGGTGGATATCAACAAACCGCACCTTTAGCTATTTTTGCTAGTGGTTCTCAAAATCAAAGTTTAGGAACTAAATTAGTTGGTGTTTTATATTCAACTAAAAATGGTGTTCAAAATTATGGTTTTACTGGAGCAACTGTAGTAAGTGATAGTGTTAATGATGGCTCTTTTATAATTAATGGAGCAAGTGGTAGTTCAGTAAACATATCAGCTTCAATCTTACCATCTGACCCTAATGATTTAAGTGATGTATTTGGTGAATCTCCACTTGGCACTAAAGCAGCTTATGTATATAATTATTTTGAAAATCTAGCATCTTTTTACACAGGTTCAGCAACAACTGGTTCTGGTGCAAATAATATTGTAATAAGTAGAGTTGTATTACCAACACAAGATTTCAGATTTGATGCACAAGCCGCAGAAACTCCGTTTGTTCAATCGCAATTAATTAGTGGTGAAAGATATGACCTATTTAAGTTTGTAACTTTAGGACATGGTACATTATATAATACTAAATTTAAAATTGGTATCTCTAATGTAAAGGCAGCTGGTGAAGATGGTGGTACTGATTATTCTACATTTACTGTAACAATCCGTTCATTTGGTGATACTGATAAGAGAAAGAGTGTTGTTGAAACATATAACAATGTAAACTTAGACCCTGCTTCTCCAAACTATATCGCTAGAAGAATTGGTGATAGATATTTTACAATCGGTTTAGATGGTAAAATGACAGAATTTGGTGATTATACAAATAAATCACAATATGTGAGAGTTGAAATGTCAACTAATAGTGTATCTAACCCAATTTCAGCAGCACCATTCGGACATGGAGCATATACAAATCCAATTAAAGCAACTGATAACGCAGAATCACTTTTAGTACCTGCGGTAACATACCAAACTAATTCAACAGGTAACACAGCATCATCTCCAATTTATTTTAGTGGATTTGATTTTGAAACTAATGGTGTTAAATTAGATAACGCAAACTACTTAAAACCAATTCCAACAAACGCTGAGACTGGTTCTAACGTAGCATTCGCATTTGATGCAAATGGTTTAACTTATGTAATGACTGGTTCAAAATCAGCAGATATGGTTAAAAGACAATTTGTATTAGGATTCCAAATGGGATTTGATGGTATGAATCCAACTATACCAATATTAAAAGCTGGTGATGATGGATGGGGTGCTGGTAATACGCAAGGATTTAATTGTTCCACTTCAACATCATCTGGTTCAGTAGCATATACTAAAGCAATTGCGGCAGTATCTAATCCTGATGAGTATGATATTAATATGGTAGCAACTCCTGGTATTGTAAGAAGATTACACCCAGCTATTACTACTAGAGTAATTGATATGGTAGAAGAAAGACAAGATGCATTTTACATCGCTGATTTCAACGATTACGCAGATACAATAACTCAAGCAACTGAAGAAGCTAACTCTGTTGATTCAAACTATGTTGGTACTTACTATCCTTGGGTTAAAACAATTGATACAAATACTAACAAACTCACAACTGTTCCACCATCTACATTGTTACCAGCGGTTTACGCTTCTAACGATAGATTGGCAGCAGAATGGTTCGCACCTGCTGGTTTAAATAGAGGTGGTATCGTAGGAGCAGTTAGTGTATTGAATAGATTAACACATGCAGAGAGAGATACTCTATATGAGAACAAAGTAAACCCAATCGCAGCATTCCCTGGACAAGGTATTGTAGCATTCGGACAGAAGACATTGCAAGATAAAGCATCTGCTTTAGATAGAATCAATGTTAGAAGATTACTTATCACTGTTAAGAAGTTCATCGCATCTACATCTCGTTTCTTAGTATTCGAACAAAATACTTCAGAGACAAGAGGAAGGTTCTTGAACACTGTTAATCCATATTTGGAGACAGTTCAACAAAGACAAGGTTTATACGCATTCAAAGTGGTGATGGACGAAACCAACAACACTCCGGATGTAATAGATAGAAATATTATGGCGGGACAAATTTTCTTACAACCGGCTAAGACAGCTGAATTCATAGTAATTGATTTCAACATCTTACCAACTGGAGCAAGTTTCTCAGCATAATATAAAAACAAACAAATTAGATATTTATAATTAAATAAAAGGGCAATAAAAATGGCAGATATTCTATCCTTCGATAAGATGTTCTATACGAACTTCGAACCAAAAATGAAAAACCGTTATATAATGGA